AAACATCATTTTATATTTAATAAATTTTTTCATGGTTATTTACAAAGAAGAAAATGGCCAGAAAAACATCAAACTACACAGGATTTATTAATACAACATTGTGGTTGTAAAGATGACAGAATTTATATTGGTAAGAAAAGACCAAGTGTAATGATCGTAGACGCATTTGAAAAACCAGAAAAAGTTTATCAAGAAAAACAACTTAAACCAAAGGATGCATTTTAATGAAAATAAGTTGTTTTATAGAAAGTTTTATTGATGTAGGTAGTGGATTAATATTAGCTATTCTTATTCAATTATATATCTTTCCATTTTTTGGTTTATATCCAACAATATGGGATAGTATTCACATTGCATTAATATTTACTGTAGTTTCTATCATTAGATCGGCTATATGGAGAAATTTTTTTAGAAAATATAGATGAAAACAATAGTATTAGGACCACCAGGAACTGGAAAAACTCACACACTACTCAATAAAGTAGACCATTATTTAAAAGGCACAGACCCAGATAAAGTAGGTTATTTTGCTTTTACTAAAAAAGCAGCTAACGAAGCCAAGGGCAGAGCAATTGAAAAATTTAACTTAACTGAAGATGATCTTCCATATTTTAGAACTTTACATTCATTAGCATTTAGACGTTTAGGAATTAACAAAGAAAATGTCATGCAACGTAGACATTACGAGGATTTAGGAAAGAAAATTCAAATACCAATTGATTATAATGATTGGGATGATGAGGAGACTGGTTTATTTACAACTAAAAGTGATTACTTAAGAATTATACATTTAGCTAAACTAAGAAACATTACCTTAGATCAACAATTTAATTTAAAAGAACACAATCAAAAATTAGAATATGATAAACTTATTATTATAGCTAATGAGTTACGTAGATATAAAAAAGAATACGGTCTTATAGATTACAATGATATGATATTAGACTTTGTTAAGTCTGATAAATCTCCAAAATTTGATGTAGTGTTTATAGATGAAGCACAGGATTTATCTCGTATGCAATGGGATATGGTAAATAGTTTTGATACAAATGATTCTTTTATTGCAGGCGATGATGACCAAGCTATATTTAGATGGGCTGGAGCAGATGTAGATTCTTTTATAACTCAAAAAGGAAAACTATTAAACCTGACTCAATCAGTCAGGATTCCAAAAAAAATTCATGATTTTGCTATTAAAATTATAGAACGAGTTTCAAACCGATTACCAAAAGATTGGCAACCTAAAGCACATGCAGGTTCTATTACTAAGCATTGGAATTTTGAAGACATAAACATGAAAGAAGGAAATTGGTTAGTACTAACTAGAACGAGACATCAATTAAAACCACTAGAAGACGTATTAAAGGAAAAAGGTTTTTATTTTGAAAATAGGTTTGGAAAATCTTATGAAAAAAATATTCAAGAAGCTGCAGCTAATTGGGAACATTTAAGACAAGGACAATTAATGCATTCTAGAGACATTCAAAATATAGCTCAATACATGGGAGAAAGTAATTGGGAAAAGAAAAAATTGAAAGCTTTAGCTAAAGATTCTTTTTATGGAATAGATATTTTAACTAAAGGTTATGGATTAAATACTAAAAAAACTTGGTATGAATGTTTTGATAACGCAGGATCAAAAAGAATTACATATATTAGAAAGATGAGAGCTAATGGTGAGTCTTTAAAAAGTGGAGCCAGAATAAAATTATCAACTATTCATAGTGTTAAAGGAGGAGAAGAAGATAACGTAATTATACTTCCAGATCTTACTTATAATACACAACAAGCTTATGAGAGAAATAAAGATGATGAGAATAGATTGTTCTATGTTGGTGCAACAAGGACCAAGGAACATTTACATATTGTAAGACCTAAAGATGAAAACAAAGCCTTTCCAATGGGGGATGTGTGAAAAATCCCTGGTCTGAAGAATCCAGAAAAAGAGCAAGAAAAAAATGGAGACAAAGTGAGAGGGGTAAAGCATGGGATAAAGCTTACCTTCAACGACCAGAAGTTAAAGCAAGAAGACATGAGTATTATATTAAAAGATTAATTAAGGAGTGTAAAAAAGATGACATCAAAAGTTTGGGATAAACAACACGGTGGATCTCATTATCAAAAATTTAAAATTCAACCAAGTAAGTTTGTAGTTGAAAATGAATTGCTCTTCCCTGAAGGTTGTGCTATTAAATATATCTGTCGGCACAGATTGAAAGGAAAAAAGGAAGATATATTAAAAGCAATACACTTTTTAGAAATGATTCTTGAAAGAGATTATAAAGAAATAGAAAAACCAAAAAAAGAAACCAAACAAACATCAAACTCATGGGGGATAATTAAATGATGCAAGTACCACTTTTTAAAGCGCAAACAGAATGGCTGCCACCAGAAGAATTTCCAGACCTATCTAAACACAAAGAAATAGCAATAGACTTAGAAACTAAAGACCCTGATCTAGTTAAAATGGGTTCAGGTTCTATTACTAAACGAGGAGATGTTACAGGAATAGCTGTCGCTGTTAAAGGATGGTCAGGCTACTATCCAATCGCTCATGAAGGTGGTGGTAATATGGATAGAAATAGAGTTTTAAAATGGTTTCAATCGGTTTTAAACACGGATTCTATCAAAATATTTCATAATGCCATGTACGACGTATGTTGGATTAGATCTCTTGGATTAAAAATAAATGGTAAAATTGTTGATACTATGATTGCTGCAGCCATTGTTGACGAAAATCAAATGCGTTATGATTTAAACAATTGTTCTAGAAGATATATAGGTCAGGGTAAAGACGAAGCGGCTTTATATCAAGCTGCAAAAGATTGGGGAGTAGATGCTAAAGCTGAAATGTATAAACTTCCTGCAATGTATGTTGGTTCTTATGCTGAAAAAGATGCAGAATTAACTTATGAACTTTGGCAAGANTTAAAAAAAGAAATTTTACACCAGGACATACAATCTATTTTTAATTTAGAAACAGAACTTTTTCCTTGTCTAATTGATATGAGATTTAACGGTGTTCGCGTTGATGTGGAAGCAGCGCACAAATTGAAAACCACNCTAGTTGGACAAGAAAAGCAATTGTTACTAGAAGTAGAAAAAGAAACACAAATAGATGTTCAAATATGGGCAGCAAGATCCATTGCCAAAGTTTTTGAAAAACTTCACCTACCTTTTGACCGTACTGAAAAGACAAACTCTCCTTCATTTACAAAAAATTTCCTTCAGAATCACCCCCACCCACTAGTGAAACGAATAGCCCGAGCTCGTGAAATAAATAAAGCCCATACCACATTTATTGATACCATACTAAAACATTCTTACAAGGGAAGAATTTATGCAGAAATTAATCAATTAAGAGGAGACAATGGAGGAACGGTAACAGGAAGGTTTAGTTATTCTAATCCAAATTTACAGCAGATTCCAGCCAGAGATAAAGAACTTGGACCAGCTATTAGGTCCTTATTTATACCTGAGGAAGGTCATACATGGGGTTGTTTTGACTATTCTCAGCAAGAGCCTAGGCTGGTAGTGCATTATGCAGCTTTACAGAATCTCTACGGAGTGGACGAAGTATTAAATGCGTATCGTGAGGGCGATGCAGATTTTCATACTATTGTGGCAGACATGGCAGAGATACCTAGATCACAGGCCAAGACTATAAACCTTGGTCTGTTCTATGGTATGGGAAAAAATAAATTACAAGCTGAACTAGGAGTCTCTAAAGAAAAAGCCGAAGAATTATTTAGGCAGTATCACAACAAAGTTCCATTCGTAAAACAATTAATGGATGCTGTGATGAGAAGAGCACAAAGTTCTGGTAAGATACGAACGTTGCTAGGTAGACTTTGTAGATTTCATTTATGGGAACCAAATCAATTTGGTATTCATAAAGCATTGCCTCATGATGCAGCGCTCCTGGAACACGGACCAGGGATCAAACGTGCTTACACTTACAAAGCATTAAATAGATTGATACAGGGATCAGCTGCTGACATGACAAAAAAAGCAATGATTGAATTACATAAAGAAGGAATAGTTCCTCATATACAAGTACATGATGAATTAGATATATCAGTAAAAGATAATGCAAATAAAATAAAAGAAATAATGGAAACTGCAGTTTCTCTTGAAGTTCCTAATAAAGTAGACTATGAATCTGGCCCCAATTGGGGTATAATAAAATAAAAATAGGAGAAAACTATGGATAATTTATTAAATCAAGTAGAACACCTATGGACTGATCACAAAAAACTTGTGATTGGAATTGTGGTTGTGATGATTATTTTAGCACTAACGTAATAGGAACATATGTTACATGGCCTATCTAAATGCAAACATTCCTGTGCTGTACTCACAGATCAGGAGAGAATATCTTTATGACCTTAAAAGTCACCATGGAGAAGTGGAAGACTGCATTATCTTTGGCCTATCGTCAATGGCAGGGAATGCCATACTCTTTCATGCAATTATGGAAAACGGTGCTGTATTCTACCGTTTGCCAATCTCTGCGTTCATTCAAAGAGGCTATGACCCAAAGAAAGTTCCTCAATATAGGCTTGATGAACTGGAGTTATGGAACTGCTTCAGTTATTATCCTGCTGTTACTTGTTGGGATCTAATTAATGGAAGTAATGGAAAATATTGGGGCAAAGATAAAAAATGGCACAAAGGTAAATATCTTTTTACTGTTGACTGGGCTCACCCAGAGAGTAATATAGTAGATACTGATCATTCAGAAATTTCGCACGAACATAAGTGCGCTCACATCATGGCTTTAGATGATGGAAATTATGCAGCACAACCTAACAATCGAATCCTGTGGGACATAACGTCCTTTACGGTAAGAGATGAAGTTCCAGATTGGAAGGTTCAAACTTCCGACTGGGAAGTAGAAGATTCAGGTAAATGGAAAACAGAAGATACTGATAAGTACTTCTACGAAATTGAGGAAAAGAAAAATGATTAAAAAGTTAATTGAAAAAATATTTGGTAAATTTTGTAAATGTGGAAAACCAATTGTACCACAAGAAATTAAAGAAGAAGTTAAAGAGGAAGTAATTATACCTGAAAAAATTAAATGTAATACACATTCAAGATATAAAAAATCATGTCCCATTTGTGTTGAGGCAGGAAATAGTTAAATGAATAAGTGTAAAAATTGTAATCATAATTGTCACTGCAGTGGAGAGTTACACGCAGATGAGTATGGCACCTGTGTGTGTAATAATTGTAACTGCGAAAAAAGTGACGCGGAAGACAGGTCTTATGAAAATAACGGGAAGTAAATATCATTTTACAGGGCTTTTAATTATATTAATGTGCCTTTTAGCTTTTTGTATGGGACCAGCACATGCAGATACTACACAAACAAACACTTCTGGATCTAACACAAATATCGATGGTGGATATGAATCAACTACTACAACTACCTATGAATCAGGTTCTGAATCTACATCAACAACTAGTAGTACTACAAATTCAACTATAAAATCGTCACCACCATCAGCATCCGCTCCATCTTATAATGCTATGACACAAGATGTGTGCGCCGTTGGTGCTTCTGCTGGTATTCAAACATTTGGAGTTGGTATATCTGGCGGAAAACATTTTATAGATAAAAATTGTGAACGATTAAAACTAGCAAGAATTCTAAATGACTTTGGCATGAAAGTTGCCGCTGTCGCGATCCTCTGCCAAGATGAGCGTGTGTTTGAATCTATGATTCAAGCAGGTACGCCTTGTCCTATCGATGGTAAAATAGGTAAAGAAGCCATGAAATTATGGACAAAATATGATCATGAAAGACCGGACTATGATATATATGTCAAACGTATGAAGGAGAGAGAAAAAATTCAAAAAGAAATAGAAAAAAAAGAAGCTCTTGAAGCAAAGAAAAAAGCTAAAGAANAAGCTAAAATGACAAAAGAATTTGAAACATTGGATACTNAATTAGATAAGCAAGTAGAAGAAAAAATTAAGAAAAAAATTGAATGGTCAGATCCAAAATAAAAGCAATAGCAATACTGTTTTTCTCTTGCTATCTAGTAGCTAGTTGTATTGTATCTAAAGCAAG